TGAATACGCTGGCGGGCTGAATCCATGCGAGAGTTACCACCAGCCCTAGCGGCAATGGGAGCGTATCGGCAATTTATTGTCTACGTTGCCCAACCCAGCCGGAGCCGCCCCGGCAAAACTGACAAGTTCCCCGCCGACTTTAGAACAGGAAGGGTCGCAAACGCACATGACGCTGAAATCTGGACAGACTCCGCGACGGCCATCGCGCACGCGGCACATTATGGCCCTACTTATGGCGTCGGTTTTGTTTTCACTCCCGGCGACCCCTTCTTCTTCCTCGACGTCGACAACTGCCTACAGCCAGACAACACTTGGTCGGCGGTCGCGCAAGACTTGTGCCAAAAGTTCACCGGGTGCGCCGTCGAAATCTCCCAAAGCGGTCGAGGCTTGCACGTCTTCGGCAGCTATCAGTCGCCTATTGCGCCGCATGGTTGCAAAAACGAAGCATTGGGCATCGAGCTATATCACCAAGGGCGATTCGTTGCGCTGACGGGCGCCGGTTGCGTTGGCGACGTGCGATGCCAAGCTGACGCGGCACTAGCCGGGGTCGTGGCGCAATACTTTCCGCCAGATGCCGGCGGGGGACTGGCTCGAGAATGGACCACCGAAGCGCGGAGCGAGTGGCGCGGACCGACTTCAGATGAAGAATTGATTAAGCGCGCATTGCGGTCACAATCTACGGCTTCCGCGTTCGGAGGTCGAGCAAGTTTTGCTGATTTGTGGACCGCCAATATCGACGCACTTTCTCGCTGCTACCCTGACCCCGTGAGAGCGTATGACGCCAGTAGCGCCGACGCTGCCCTTGCACAGCACCTCAGTTTTTGGACTGGCGCAAACTGTGAGCGAATCGACCGCCTCATGCGGCAAAGCGCCCTTGCCCGCGACAAGTGGGACAGACAGAGCGACCCATATCTCGAACGCACCATCCTGGGGGCCGTGGGGCGTCAATTTGAAGTGCTGACGGACAAGGCCCCGGAACCTGTGGCCGGCGCCGCCGAAGGCCCCGCACCAAGCGCCACGAATGAGCCGCCGCGGCCTTCGCTGGTGCAGGGTTCGACCTTCATCAATAACGACGAACAATTGCGCCTGTTTGCCGGTTGCGTCTATGTGCGCGACCTGCATCGTTGCTTGGTCCCCGGCGGTAACTTGCTCAAGCCGGAACAATTTAAAGTTCATTTTGGCGGCTACACCTTCACCATGGACACGGCGAACGAAAAGACCACGCGGGACGCCTGGGAAGCCTTCACGCAATCCCAAGCCTACCGGGCACCCCGCGCCGACGCTCCGTGCTTCCGGCCCGATTTGGAGCCCGGCGCCCTGGTGAGTCGTGGCGGCCAGGTCTTCGTAAACACCTATTGGCCGGTCGATGTTCCGCGCAAGACCGGAGACGCGACGCCATTCCTTGAACACCTGGCAAAGATCATCCCGAACGAACGCGACCGCTATATCCTCATTTGCTACATGGCGGCATGCGTGCAACATCAAGGCCATAAATTCCAATGGGCGCCGCTGATTCAAGGCGCCCCGGGCAACGGCAAAAGCCTGTTAAGCCGATGCGTTGCGGAAGCCATCGGCCGTCGGTACGTGCATTGGCCGAAGGCTTCCAAACTGGCCGCGCAATTCAATGGATGGATGGTCGGTAAAACCTTCTATGCCGTGGAAGATATCCATGTGCCTGGCGCCAAAATGGAGATTATCGAAGAACTGAAACCGATGATTACCGGGGGCGACGGGCTTGAGATTGAAAGCAAGGGCGTCGACCAAATCAGCGCGGACATTTGCGGCAATTTCATGTTCAATTGCAACAGCAAATCAGACTTGCCGAAGACAAACGACGACCGCCGCTATGCAGTCTTCCACTCCGCGCAACAAAGCGCCGCGGACGTGACCCGGGACGGCATGGGCGGGGACTACTTCCCCAAAATCTATACTTGGTTGCGGGCCGAAGGCTACGCCATTGTTTCGGACTTCCTGTGGACCTTCCCTATCCCGAACGAATTTAACCCCGCTGTGAGTGCCGGCGGCATGCTGCATCGTGCCCCCGACACGTCAAGCACGGCGGCGGCCATCGAAGCCAGCCGGGGCGGCGTCGAGCAAGAGATTTTGGAAGCCATCGAACAGGGCTTGCCCGGATTTTCCGGCGGCTGGATATCGTCTATCCAACTCGACCGCCTTCTGGAACGTATCGGCGCCGGCCGCCGCGTCACGCACTCCAAGCGTAAGGAAATGCTCCGCGACCTGGGCTATGACTATCACCCAGCCTTGGTCGACGGCCGCGTCAATAATCTGGTGCTTCCTGACGGCGGCAAGCCGCGTTTGTTCATCCATGAAGCCAGCCCTGCCCGCCACATTCAGGTCGCCGCCGAAGCCGCCAAGGCTTACGAACAGGCGAACAACACCGGCCGCGTGCCGTTCCCCCTTGCCCCGGTCCACGCATGATGAACTATCGCCAGCCCCACACGCACGCGACTTGCGGATTTGCCCGGATTGCCTGGACGATTGGAATAAATGCTTTCCCCCGTTGACAACGGTAAATAATTTACCTAAGATGCAACCCGTATTAACTAACCTGGAGAGGTGAACAAATGGAAGAGTTCGACAGCAATCTAACGGCCGGTAACGTCAAAGCGGCAATGAAGGACGCCGGGGCCGTGAGTGCGGACCTGTGGCAAGTGGCGCCCGACCGGCTCCGCGTTCTGGAAGGCTTTAATGCCCGCGTGAAGAACGAAGCGTACACCGGCCGCGTGCGCTGGATTGCGGACAGCATCAAGGCAAACGGCTATTACAAGGACAAGCCTTTGTCGGGCTTCGTGGCGCGTGAAGACGGCGTCGACGTTATCTACGTCACGGGTGGGCACCGCCGGCACGAAGCGGTCCACCTGGCTATCAGTGAAGGCGTGGAAGTGCCCCACGTCCCGGTCGTTATCAAGCCCAAGGGTACCGGCATGGAAGACCTTACCGTCGACCTGATTGTGGGCAACGAAGGCGAACCCCTGACCACCTACGAACAAGCGGTCGTGTGCAAACGCCTGGCCGGCTTCGGCTGGGACAGCAAAGAGATTGCCCGCCGCGTGGGCTACTCGACCGCCCAATACGTCGACGGATTGCTGGCGCTGGCCGCGGCCCCGCTCCCTATCCGCAAGATGGTTATTGAATCGGTCATTTCGGCCACAACGGCAATTGATGCAATCAAGAAGCACGGGGACAAGGCGACCGACGTGTTGCTGGCCGCTGTGGTCAAAGCCGGGGGCGGACGTGTGACCGCCAAGGCCATGCCCGGCGCCGACTTCAAGAAGGCGTGCAAGAAGGCCGCGGAGCCCATGTACACGGCGTTGACCAAGGTGAAGGCCGACCCGGGGTTTGCTGGCCTGTCCGAAGAGGTCCGGGGCATCCTAGCGGAACTGCTGGCCGGCATCAAGAAACCATGAGCAAAGCCTATTACAACGAATTCGACCCTTATGCCGCACAGTGGTTAAGGAACCTCATTGCCGCCGGCCATATTGCGCCCGGCGACGTAGATTCAAGGAGTATTGAAGATGTTGCCCCCCTCGACCTTGCCGGATACACGCAATGCCATTTCTTCGCCGGGGTCGGGGTCTGGTCCCTCGCCTTGCGAAGGGCAGGATGGCCGACGCCTTTGACAGTACCCGACACGGAAGCCAGCCACGGGGCACTATCCGGGAGCTTCCGCAAGGCGTTGGAGCCCTGCAAACCGAATGTCGACCAACCGGCCCGGTTAACGGCAGATGGTCGGATGCTGATTGGCTCTTTTGCCGGGATGGGAAGTGGCGGCCAGTTGAACCCGGCACATTCCCGCTGGCTAATGGGGCTCCCGCCCGAGTGGGACGATTGCGCGCCTACGGTAACGCCATCAACGCGGAAGCGGCCGAAGCAGTCATAAGGGCATACATGGAGTGTCGCCCGTAACTTCCAGATACCCAAAAAAGTCAAAGGCCCCGAAAGGGGCCTTTTGTTATTTGTAATCAGGGTCGCCCGGCCAGGGCTCCGCGGCGGCTTGGTCGGGAACTGGCTTACCATCGGCCGCGGGACCGAACGCAGCACGCCTGACGGCCACGACGTCCGCTTTGTGGGCCATAACCATACCGGCGGCAATCTCCCGAAGCTGGGACACGTCTTCATTGTGGCAATAGAACGCATAAAGCCCGGTTCCGGCCGCTTTGTCTTGGGGCAGATGCCGCGGGTCGACGTCGCCTAATTGCAACATCGGGTAACGCATGACGGCCAGCGCCCACGCCGACGCCGCCAGGGCGTCCCGGTCTTCGTCAAATGCCCGAATTCGCACCTTGACCAAATCGGCCTTGGCGTCACGCTTGGCCGCCGCCATAGGGTCGGCAATCCTATTCCGGTCGCCGTTGATGCACTCCGAACACGTACCGGATTGCGTGTAACGCTTGGCGACGTGCCCATGCTTGCAGGGCTGGCCGGTAAAATAGGTCGCTTGTTGTTTTTCCTTGGCTTCGGAACGGGATAGGATTTGCATAAATTCTCCATAATTTGAGCCTCTAGGATACATCAAGCCGCCGCCGTCCGCAATATATCCCGGCGTTTTATAGGATTTTTGTCACCCCGACTTGAGTTCCCGCACGCGGTCCACTCTGGTGGCTGTATACACGTCCTATACATATGATAGGGCATAGCATATTATAGGATGCTATCTGTACGTATACAATTTATATATTTAACGGGGTATAGGGGTATATAGAGAAAAAGAGTAATAGAATCAAGGGGTTACGTTACCACACCGTAAAATTTAGGAACGGGGTTTAATGGGGTATCAGTGAAACGGGCCAGGCAACCCTGCGTCGCGCCCCGTTGTGGTTGCCATTTGTGGCCGCTTACCGCTATCATTGGGGCACTATGAGCCTGACACCTAAACAACGCCGATTTGTGAATGAATATTGCGTCGATGAAAACGCGACGCAGGCGTACATTCGCGCCGGGTACGCCCAAGAAGGCGCCGGGCAATCGGCACACAAGTTACTGAAATCCGCTGAAATCGCCCAAGCGGTAAAAGACCGCATGGAAGAATTGGCGGTCGCGGCAAGCATTACGCCCGAATGGGTCGTCGGCCAATGGGCCAAGATTGCAACGGCGAACCCTAGCGCCCTGGTCCAAGTCCGTCGCACAAATTGCCGCCATTGCCATGGCTTCGGCCATCAATACCAATGGACGGAAGCGGAATATTCCCGGGCCGTCGACCAAGCGATTGACAACGGCAAGGAAGCCCCGGACGGCATGGGCGGCTTTGGCTATGACCCGAACGCGGCGCCAAACAAGGATTGCCCGGAGTGCGGCGGCCAAGGGATTGCCGACGTGCATGTGGCCGATACCCGCAAAGTCCGGTCGCCCCTGTACGCTGGCGCCGAACGCACGCGCAACGGCATCAAGATCAACATGCGGGACCAAGACGCCGCGGTCGCCAACCTGGCCCGATACCTGGGCATGATGGTCGATAAAAAGGAAATCAGCGGCCCCGGCGGCGGCCCTTTGGCATTCGCGCACCTGACCGCCGAAGACTTGAGCGACGACCAACTTGCCGCCATCCTCGAGGCCGACGATGCTACCGACGAAGCGTGAAGCGGCGGCCGAACTGCTACGGCGCCGCGAAGCCCGTCGGCAATTGGCCGCTTACATCAACTTTACAAACCGCAAGTACAAACAAAGCGGCTTTAGTGCGGCCGTATGCGCCGCCCTCGACCTGTTCATCGAAGACATGGTCGCCGGCCGCCGGCCTATTCTGGTTTTGCAGGCCCCGCCCCAGCACGGCAAGTCGGAGATTGTCAGCCGCAAATTGCCGGCGTTCATCCTGGGCAAGTTCCCGGACTGGCGGGTCGGTGCGGCCAGCTATTCGGACGAACTGGCCGGAGCCATGGCCCAAGACGTGCGCCGCAACCTGGCGTCGGACGAACACAAAAAGCTATTCCCCCAGCCCGCGGAAAAACGCCGTTACGACGTCAACCGCACCGGGGAATTTACGGCGCCAGGCGGCAACGGCGGATATTTGGGCGTTGGCGTCGGCGCTGGCCTGACCGGGCGCCCGGTCGATATCGGCATCATTGACGACCCGGTAAAGAACGAAAAAGAAGCGTTGTCGCCCACGACCAAAGAAGGGCATTGGAACTGGTATCAAACCGTTTTCACGACGCGGCTATCGGAGAATTCCGGACAAATCATCATGGCGACCAGTTGGGCGGAAGACGACTTGCCCGCCCGGATTTGCAACCACTTCAAGGGCGATCCGCGGCTTACCGTCTTGCGATTCCCGGCAATCAACTTGCCCGGAGAGGTCGGCTATAACCCGAACTTGCCGCAAGGCCCGCTTGTCCCCGAACTCAAGAGCCTTGCCTTTCTGCAAGAGGTCAAGGGCTTGTTTTCCGACTACTGGTGGGCGGCCATGTACCAGCAATGCCCCCGGGCGCTTGGCGGCAACGTCTTCAAGGAAGCCGGCTTGCGCTACTACTTCCCCAAGGACTTGCCCGCCAAATTCGACAAGGTGCTGGCTTCCTGGGATTGCACCTTTAAGGACACGGACGGCACGGACTTTGTTGTCGGCCAGGTATGGGGGAAGGCGGGCGCCAATGCCTACTTGCTGGGCCAGGTTCGCGCCCGCATGTCCTTTACCAA